ATTCCGAGATTCGGCGTTTTAAAAATTTTATATAGTAAATGGTTTTCTATATAGAATTTTTTTAAAATTAATGATTTCAGGCGGTGGATTCATATTTCGATTTCATATTTCAATATTTTCTTGCATTTCGTCAATACTCTGGTTTCTTGGCTTATTCTTTCTTTATTTTGTTGATATAATTCTTTTCTTTTTTTATCTAGTTCATCTTTATTTTTATAATAATAATCAAGACTATTTTTATTTCTTTTTATTATTAATTCATCTTTATTATTTATTATGTGTGCTATCGTTTCATTTCGTACATTGTTGTTTTCATAATTTTGTAATTTCTCTTGTTGATATTTTTTAGTTAATTTTCTCCGCTTTTCTATTTTTTTTTCTATCTTTGCTATTTCTTCTGGCGTCATATATTGTTATATTACATTATTTCTTTAAGACCTTTTTTTTAGGTTTCTTTTTCGGGGTTGTCCCTGCTCCTTCTGTTAGTACGTTAACTTTTTCACCGAGCGATGTTGTTGCATTTGCTATTTTTTGTAAGAATGGTAAATTCTCGAATAAAAATTCTGTGTTCTGTTTTACAAATTCAAAATCAGATTCATCACCAATTTTATTAGATTGTAGAATATTTAAAATAAAATCTTGACAGTTATTTGATTTTGAATTATAATTAAAATAATTAGATTCACCCATTTTCTTTTGTGTATTATTCATAAGTTCATTAATAGTAAGTCCAGTAGGTATATTACTTGTAATATTTTCAACTTCTTCGTTAGCCCTTGTAGGCGGTGATATAGTAAGTAATATTGTTGCATTTTTTTCAACTGATATTCTTTTTCCTGTCTGTGTTGTTAATTCTAAAAATAAATGAAACAATTGATCATAATCACTATCTTTAAAACGTTTATTAAATTCACCAAATGAAACAATATTTAACGCAGATGTAATAAGACTTGATACAGGTGTTCTTTTTAATTTATATGATACAATAACTTCATTACCATATTTTTTTAATATATTTCTTACTTTAGGTGGATAGTCCATTCTTCCTAATAACAAAGCTTTAGCAATTTTTAAATTTGGTGGTAGATATCCACCTTTTACTTTTGCTTTTGCGGGTAAATTTTGCCCTGTATGGGTTTTTTTAAAACCAATATAATCATTTTTACATTTAGCGGAACTCATAGCTTCTTTATAGGATACATTATTTTTTTTAGAAAAATCTTTCACAAAATCAATCCAGTTAGTCATTATAAATATTTAGATATTAATTATTATAATAGTATATTAAAAACATAACTAAATTAACGCATAATATTAAATAAACTAATATTATATATAAAACAAAGATAAGGTTGTTATTTTGTTTAAGAGTAAGTAATAAATTCCTTTCTAAAGTTGTAATACTATCAAATCCAACGTTCATTATTTAATATTAGATAAAAAATATATAATAATAAACCTTAAAAATATTAAATAAATTAATATCTAGTTATTTATATATATGAATAAATTTAAATTAGATGAAGATTTTGGATCATTAAACGAAATGAAGGCAGAGGAATATATACAAACATATTTTAAACAAACGACATTAAAAAAATTATCTAGATTTAATAAATTTGACTTTGAAGGTGATACTGCATTTTTTGAAGTAAAAACACGACGTAATGATTATAATAAATACCCTTCAACAATGATAGGATACAATAAAATTTTAGCCTGTAAAAAATGTGAAAAAGATGTATATTTTATATTTCAATATTTAGATGGTAATTATTATTATAAATATGATAGCGGTAAATCATTTGAAATTAAAAAAGGAGGGCGTTTTGACAGAGGAAAAATTGAATGTAATTATTATTGTTTCATACCTATTGAAAAATTAATTAAAATAGAAATATAAAAATATAAAAATATTATATAATATATTATAATGGATATATTATATAATAAAGCAATAAAACTTGGTGCATCAGACTTTGGAGAATCTAAACATAAAAATAAAAGGTTCTATGTGATTTACAAAGCTAAAAAAATAAATTTTGGTTCAAAAAACGGGACTACGTTCTATGATCACAATGACCAGACAAAACGTAATAATTGGTATAAACGACATTCAAAGATTAAAAATAAGCTTGGAGAATTCGTAATAAATAATCCTGATAGTCCTTCATTTTGGTCGTCTATTTTGTTATGGTAAAATAGGCTTAAAGAAATAGTATATTATAATATTAAATGCCAAGATTACCAATTGATTATTCTAAAACGATTATTTATAAAATCGTATGTAATGATTTAAATATTTGTGATGTATATGTTGGTTCAACTACTGATTTTATTCGTAGAAAGGGACAACATAAACAATGCTGTAATAGTGAAAAATCAAAAAAATATAATCGTAAAGTTTATCAAACCATACGAACTAATGGTGGATGGGATAACTTTACGATGGTCGAGATTGAGAAATATCCTTGTATAGACTCTAATGAAGCAAGGACAAGAGAACGTCATTATTATGAGTTATTAAATGCATCATTAAATATGTTTTATCCTATTAGAAGTGGAAAAGAATATTATGAAGATAATAAAGAGAAAATTTTAGATCAGTGTAAACATTATAGAGAAGCTAATAAAGAACATATAAAAGATTATCAGAAAAAATATACTGAATATAATAAAGAAAAAAATAGAGAACAACGTCAACAATATAGAATATCCAATAAAGAACAACTTAATGAAAAAGCTAAACAATATAGAGAAAACAATAGAGAAAAAATTAATGATAAACAAAGATTAAAAAGAGAAGCTAAAAAACAAAATTAACTAATCAAATAAATTAAATATATAATTAATTGTATATTTAAATTATTTTAAAAACCTATAGATTAAATTTAAGTGATTTATAAGATTGCTTTTTTTTGACACCCTCACCACTGATTTCTTCTTTAACTGGTTTAACAGTTGAAGATATATATAATTGTTTAAATGCTCCAATTTGTGGTCTAACAACACCTGAACCGCGAATAGCTCTACGAATTAAAGGTCGTAATCCTTTCATTGTTTTTATCATACCACCTCTGTGTTTTGCATAAGTTTTCATAAAACGTACCATTATATATATAGAATAGATTTTTTTTATAGGTTTTATTTATTACGAATACTAAGTGTAATGACAGAATTAGGATCAAGCATTTTGATATCATTAAATTGTTCATCTTGTAATGTAATAGTTAAATTTTGAAACACGCCTGGACTTAGTCTTATCCATTTCTCGAAGGATGCATTATAGTTTATATTAGTACCAAATGAAGCATTACTAATAGCAAAACTATCAACAATATCAGATGGCATTGTCACAGCATTACTAACTAAATTACAACGCATTATAATACTATTCACATTACTACCTAATGGTGTAGAATCACTTGTTTTAGAAAAATCAGCAGTTGTTACTGTTGGATAAGTACCAGGATTAAACCCAATTAATATTTTAAAATTATTATTTAATACAACAAATTGAGTACATCTTGTAACGGTAGGTAATCCAGAACCAGCAGTACCACCACCCCAACCAGGATCAACCCAACCAACGGGAAGAGAAGTAGGAACTAAAAATGTTAATAACTGAATTTTATATGCTGATATATTATAAGATAAATCAATGTAATAAACGTAATTACCAGAACTATTTATTAAATAAAAATTATTTTGAATACATATTTGTCTAATATAAGAATTAATATCATCAACGGTATAAAATCCATCAGGTAAACTTATATTAAGTGTTGTAGTTAATCCAGCACCACGAGGGAAAATAATATTAAAATCTGTATTTTGGTAAAAGTAAGATACATTATACCAACTATAGGGCACTTGTGCAGCACTTATACAGATTTCAGCATTGTCAGATATTTTGAAGCCATTTAAAAATCTATACTGAAATATATTATTATTTGCTCCAATTACGTTTTTAGAATTCAAAACTAAAGTATAACTCATATAATATATATAAGATTTTTTTTTAAATTAATATAAATTAATTATAGTTTTTATTAACGAATGGGTTTTAACCCTATATGGTTTTTTTAAAAACCTATAAATATTTTATAACCTATATTATATGACAGAAGCAAAAGCACCAGAATTTTATTTTAACGGGATTGAATTTAACTCACAATATTTTAAAGATGAATCAGACATTATAGGATTTACACAGGATGAATCAGATGCTAGATATTTAAAAAAAACTATAACAGATACAGCAACAGCATTACAAACATTTTCATCTGGTTTAAATTTCAGCGGTGAAATAAATGGACCTACTATTGTATGTACGACTATGAAGACTAATACTTATCAATCGAAATCAATAAATCAACCTTTAACATTAGGAAATAATCAAATTAGTCCAGATGCAAGAATGGATATTGGTTGTAATGTTGCAAGGACTGGAAATATTAATATAGCAAATACACAAACTACAGGCACTGCAGATATTGTTATTGGTAGTTCTTTATTAACAACGGGATCACAAAATATACAAATTAATCGCCCTTTAACAATTGGTTATACAGTTAATCCTACAAGTCTAACTCAAATAGGTGGTTCAGCATTTATTAATGCAACAGCACAATCATATGGAGCTACACCATCTACTGGTTCATCGAAAACATTAGCAGTTTTAAATAATATACCAATTGGTATTTATCAAGTTTTTTATAATATTAGTACTACAATAACTGTTGCAACAGCCAATTTTACAGAAAGAATAACAACAATTAGTGATAGGGTAGATGATACAGCGCTTGCTAATGTTTTTAACTTTATGATAAATTCAGAATTACAACATCAAACAAGAACAGTTGGTCATAATTTTACAATAACAGGTGGCGGGGTATTTGTTAATACAACAGCTAATGATTCAATATTTTTAAATCAACGTTTTATATACACGGCAGGTCCTACACTAACAGCAACAGGTCATTTACGAGTTGTAAGAATAGGTTAAATAAAATATTAAATAATTATTTTATATATTATAATATATGACAGAACAAGCACCGCCAGATTATTACTTTCAAAATATAATTTTTAATCCTAAATATTATGATAATGAAGTAAATAATAATATTACAAAATATGAGGCAGATAATAAATACATTAAATATAATACAAGCAATCTTCAATTAACAAAAACCGAATCAGGATTAACAACAACAATAAATGATTTAGTAATGAGCGGTTATATAGGTTCTTCAATGGCTGAAAAGTTTGTTTTACCTTCTAACAGTTCAACGTCTTTATCAGGGTACGTTTTAAGTATTTTGAATGCTAGTACAAAAACGACTCAATGGATACCACAAACCGCACCTGTTACAAATTATGCGAATTACGATAACACAGCTAAAACTTTAATAAGTAATGTAAGCGGAACACCTACAACAATAACTGATTTAGTAATGAGTGCATCTATAGGATCATCAACGGCTCAAAAATTTATTTTACCGTCTAACAGTTCAACAGCTACGACGAACAGCGTTTTAACAATTGATAGCACAACAAAGGCGACAACTTGGGCTATAATTCCTACACAGATATCAAATTATGCGAATTACGATAACACAGCTAAAACTTTAATAAGCAACGTAAGCGGAACACCTACAACAATAACTGATTTAGTAATGAGTGCATCTATAGGATCATCAACGGCACAAAAATTTATTTTACCATCTAACAGTTCAACCGCTGTAAATAACAGCGTTTTAACAATTGATAGCACAACAAAGGCGACAACTTGGGCTATAATTCCTACACAGATATCAAATTATACAAATTATAACAATACAACAAAAACATTAATATCAAATGTAAGCGGAACTCCTACAACGATCACAGATTTAGTATTAAGTAGTGGTATAGGTTCATCATTAAGTCAAAAATTCAAATTACCTACACTTGCACCACAATTCACTGGTGTATCATTGCGGGTTTCATCACTAAGTCCACTACAAACTGAGTGGGAAATTCCTCAAGCAGTCACACCTTATGTATCTTATGTCGGGACAAATTTAGTAAATAATACAGCTTTAGGTTCTTCGAATATAACCGATTTAGTAATAAGTAATAGTATAAATTCATCAAATGTTGTAAGTCCTAAATTTAACGCGAGTAGTAATTCAAATACAGCACTCGATTTCTGCGATGTTCAACAAGCAGGTGTAGCTAATCTATTTTGTAATTCATCGCGAACAGGTAATATAAATATAAGTACTACAGCTACTACTACAACACATAATATTTATATTGGTAATAATACAGCAAATAATCAAGGAATAACGATAAATAGTAAATATATTGTACTTGGTTCATTAAGTACAACTAGTACAATTACTATTAATAGACCAATTAACCCTAATTATTCAACAAATCCCGGAAACGTATATTCAATAGGTGGAGTAAAAGAAATTAATATACCTGCGACAAATGTTGTATCAGCAACACCAGTCACTGTTGCGAGTTTTACATCTCAACTTGGAGTGTATCAGGTTTTTTATCAAATAAAATATACAGTAACAGTAAATGCTGTTAACTTTACGGAGCAGCGTGTATGTCTATGTGATACAATAAATGCTATTAATACAGTATATAATCAAATGGAAACTTTAGAAAGTGAAATACAAAGACGTCCTATCGGTGATTATATAATAACAGGTGGCGGGGTATGGATTAATAATGTTAGTGCTATATTCTCACCAATATATTTAAATGTTAGTAGTACATTTACTAACAATCCTACATTATCAGCCAATGCATATTTACGTATTGTAAGGATTGGTTAAATTATTTTCTAATATATAATATATAATGAAACCTATTAAAAAAAATATAATTAAAAAAGAAAAAATCATTAATTGGTATGAAAAATTAAAAGATGAATTAACACCACAGACAAAATTAGATAAGAATTTTAATAAACACCATATTTTACCAAATTCTATGATTTTAGCAATTGGAGGAACAGGAACAGGCAAGACAAACAGTTTAATGTCATTTTTAGCATTTAAAAACGATTCATTCTATAAAATAATATTATACACTGGATCAACAGGAGAAGAACCACTATATCAATATTTAAAACAGAAAATACCAGAATTAGAAATATATACAGATATTAACGAAGTACCATCTTTAATGGAATTTGATGACGACCAAAAAGACAAAGAAAAATTAATAATATTTGATGATTTCATTAATCTAAATAAAAAACAAATGGGTAAAATTAATGAATACTTAACAGCAGGGCGAAAATTTGGATTCACTGTTTTTTTATTGGCTCAAAATTACGTATCAGTTCCTAAAACAATAACAAGAAATATTAATTACTTTATTATATTCAAATTAAACGATAATGTCAGTATTAACAATATTATTAAGAATCATAATATAGATGACGTAGATAAAGACAAATTTAAAGATGCTTACAAATATTCAACATCTGAAAAACTTAATTTCTTCTTGTTAGACCTTAAAGGGTCAAAAGAAAAACGATTTCGTCATAATTTTACAGAGTTTCTATCAATATAATAACTGGTGTAATATAATTTCGTTATCTATTGTATTAGCCCTAAATAAATTACAAAATGTATTGAATGCTTTCATTTTATCCTGTTTATTTATCATAAATTTAATGAATGCAATACAGTAAAAACCGCAACTAGTAGATTTAATATCTTGAATCTGTTTTTTATTATATTCATATTTATGTAGTAAATCTTCAATTTCCTCAGGTGCTGGGAATCCAAAAGAATCGTAATAAAATGAGAACCCGTCATTTATTTTATATAATACTGTCCAATGTGTGCCAGAACCTTTATCGCTATCTTGTAGATTAATTATATAGAACCCGTCTTTCAGAGGTTTTTGTAGTTTATCTTTAGCGAATACACCATTTATTTTTATATTATTGTTTTTTAATATATCTAATAATTCAGTATTTGAGGTTAAATTTTTATTCATATTATTATAGGATATATAATAATATTAATAATAATTAATAATTTTTAATAATTACATCAGTAACCAGATGGGCGTAGCGCACCTGAACCACTACCAGCTACCATTAAAGCACCAGAACCAGTTGGAATTTTACGAGGACGACCTCTTTTCTTCTTTTCAACAGCTTCAGCACCAGAACCAGAAATTGTTTTAAGTGCTCTTTCAACCACAGCAGAAGCTATACGTTTTCCTAGTTTTTGTTCTTTTGCAAATCCAATAAGCTTTTTACCAATTCCAGCACGTTTAATTTTACCAATAATACTACCACCATCAATTTCAACACCGCAATTAGTACAACACATTCCACCAGTGTGCATACCTTCACCAGACATTTCCATTTGTTGATATGGATCTAATTGAACAGTCATCCCCGCGCCAACTTTTGATTTTCTTTCAAATTTCTTAGCTTGATCAGGTGATAATTTAATTTCATCACCTTCACCTTTTTTTATAATTACCTTATCACCTTTTTTTAGTTTTCGTTTTTGTGTTGCACTTAATTTATGAATTTTAACTGGAGAATACATTTTTTTATATATTATTATTTAGAAATTAATTTTACGGGTTTTAAAACATT